CTCTTTCAAGTATAACATAATTACCTCCATATGTCAAGAGTTATTTTCTTAGTGTTATAAAATACCTTTCAGGAAATGAACCATTTTTAGGCTCACTAGAGAAACCATGCAAGTTATAATCAGTGGTCTTAATTAAGTTCTCCACATGAATCATACAAGCTTCTTTATTATGGAAACTCATTTCTTTGTTATCCTTCAATACACCTAATTTATAAATTCTAAGATATAATTTAACAACTTGTTTATCTATGTATCTAACACTTACATCTTTTTGTCTTTTCTTATTTTCTTCTATTGAAAATTCTTTAGATAATACCGTCATCATTTTCCACACTTTCTATTAACATTTCAAGATAATTTTTAGCTTTTATTAAATCTTCTAAACCATTCTTTTTAGATGCTCTAGAAATATATTTAATAATATTCATTTTATAAAATCCTTGCATTTCTTCCCACGTAAAGTGTTCTTTGCCAAATCTAATCGGGTCAACATTAGTTCCTTCATGATAATGTTTAGGTTTTAATATTTCTTTATGTTTAGGTTTATTTATAATATCCTCTTTACCTAAACTTTCATGACATAGAAAACAAATTTCAGCTTTATTAATTTTTGTGTCTAAGCCACATCTTTTACAAGTCCCTCTTTTTAAATTATCTTCCTTATCTTTTCCATAAATATTAATCTTACCTTCTTCATGTGAGTCATACAAACAATTATTACATTGAGTTTCTCCAACATATCTATGTTTATTACATATAAACATTATTCCACCTCCTTATTAACATGCTCACTAATTAAACCATTTAATTCTTGTATCTTTTCATCTTTTTGCGTTATAATTGCATCTTTATCATAAATCTCTAATAAATAAGCGCTATTAGTTTTATTAGTTGATTGAATTTCTTTTTTAATTGTTTCATTTTCATTTTTTAAACTTTCATTTTTATCATATAACTTAACTAAACCATCAGTGCTTTGCATATAACTTTTAAGTTCTTTATTTTCATTTTTCAATTCATTAATTTGTTGGTCTCTAATACTCATGTTATAATTATAATATTCTTTATTTTTTTCAGCTTCATCTTGTAATTGTTTAATTAAGTCTATATATCCTTGTAATTGAATCATAGTTTCTTCCATTAATTTTTGTAAACTTTCTAAATTATTCATATTAATATCCCTCTTTCGCTCTTATAATATTTTCATTACTTTTATTTATGTAAGCTTCATTTAACTCTTCAACTGAATAACCTAAACAAGTCCCAAAATGATATAAACTTCTATAAGCATATTCTAAATCAGTTAAATCAAACAATCTATTTTTAATTAATCCATCAAAATGATATCTAGGTTCAAAAGGACTTTCTAAAACACTATGATTTAAGAAGTATTCAATTTGATCCTCATAGTTTTGAGTTATTGTAATACTATTTAAGAAAGCTAAACAATCCGCCCATTCATCTTTAATTCTTTCATTATTTTTAACATGTGATTTTTTCCAATACTTGAAGAAACCAATTTCATTTGCTAATTCACATAACTCAACAATAAACGCTCTTTTCCTATCACTTAAAGTATCACTAAAATCTTTTCCTATTTTAAAATCAATCTTTTTAACAATATGTAAATCAACTTCTCTTTGAATACGAAAAAGTTCTTTAATCATAACCCCAATTCCTCCTTAATTTTACCTTCATTAAACCCTTCAACCCAATTACCATTGATAACAAAACTTGGAACACTCATAATATCTTTTTCTTTTAACTCTTTACTGTATTCTTCACCCATATTTTTATCATTAATATTTTTCTTAATTATTATATGTTGAACCGGACAGAACTGAAATAACATATCAGCTCTATCACAATTAGAACAATTTTCCTTCGTATACATAATCACTTTAATCATTTTCCATTCTCCTTTATTTTATCTTCAATTAATAATTTAACACTATCAATAGCACTTTTAAACTCTTCGGGTGAATAACCACCACTTTTACCAACCTTTACAATTTCTTCCATACATTCAATTACTTTATTACTATTCATTATTTAACCCCCTTTTTAAATTTTTGAATTGAATAAAATCTCCAATTATCAGAATCCATGCCAATTAATTCGTGAGCGTCTTCAACAAGCATTTCTTGTTTTACAGGTTTTACATTACCGTTAGTTAACTTAAATTCATAATACAACCAACACCATTCTTCATATTGTATTTCAGGCTCATATAAATTCTTCAATCTCTCATACTCTTTAGCGTAATACTCATTTTGTTTTTCAAGTTCTAATACTCTTAAAAATGTTTTGTCTTTATGTTTTGTCATTTCTTTCAATTCTTTTTCAAGTTTATTAATGTGAACCCTACTTCCACTACAATCTGCGCAATATTTATTAGCCTCTTTCAATCTTTCTATTTCCCCATCTTTTTCTCTCTTCTCTTTCTCTAAACATTTAATATAATCTTTATAATGTTCTTTTTTAACAACAAGTTTATTGATTACTTCATCTCTTTCATTACATTCATTAACTTTACACTGTAAATGGTTTTGAACTCTATGTAAATTATCTTCAATGTTTTTCCTTAATTCTTTTTCTTTTTCATAGTATTTTTCAACATTTTCCTTCTCCTCCACCACTTTCAAATAATCTTCTTCTTTAATAAACATTCCCTTAACAATACTATTAGAAACATAAATTCTACTAATCATTCCCATTCCCTCCACATAAAAAGGAGAAAACTATTTTACAAGTAATCTCCTATTTAATTTTTATTATTTTAATCTTTTTCTTTCAATTCATTTCCTGTATTTAATATATCATTTATTTAATCTTTTTGCAACACTTTTATTCTAAATCGCCACTAGTGGGAACTTGAGCAAATGTAATGTATGATAAACTGTTCACTGGCAAAGCTTCTATTTCTGTTATTACATCTTCTAATTTCTTTCTATCAATTGTTACAGTAACATCAGTTCCTATACCAGTATTATATGTATAATTACCACTATAACTATTTAACCCCGCATCATCATATAAACAATCACATTTAACCTCATAAATTCCATAATCTCCTGTAGCTGTAATATTAAATTTAATAATATTATCCACAACGTCAACCTTATAAATAGCTAACATTTTTTGTTTGTAAATAGTCGTATCATTATTATAAACACCTTTATCACTTGAACGTAATTCGTTTTCTCCACTCACTAATTTAGATTTATAATAAATGTCTACCTCTTCCAACCCTATTTGAACCTCATCAGGTACTGGAAATTCAAATGACAATACATCAGTAGATAAAACATCTAATCCGCCTAAGAATATACTATCATATTGAGTTTGAGTAAATTCAACTCCATTCATTTTTGCAATATTAGGATTCTCAACAATGCTACCTGCAATTTTCCCTGTAAAATCTAACGTTTTAGTTTGTATCATTCATAACCACCTCTTTCAATTCAACTTTTATTATTGTAACCACTTCATTTTTATTTATAAATTTAATCCATCTTTCTTCTTTTTGGTCTTCCAAAGAAACTCTTTCAGCTTCTATAAAATTATCAGTTAATTTTATTTCACTAACATCTCCCCAGTAATCAACTAATAATTCTTTTACATATTTACTCCCTAACTTCATTACAATATAACTCATTTCTGCCCTCTCCCCTTCTCACTATATTTGCAACATAAATATAAAGTAATAATCAACCACACAACAATCAAACATAAAAGATATTTCACCCCCTCACCTCCACATATTCAACATAGAATTTCTCTTTTATTGTGTTTAGGTTTTCAGCACTTCTCACCGCTAACTCCCTTGTTTTATAACCACTGAAAATACTCATCTTTTCTTTATGTATTACAACCCACATTATTACATCCTCTTTTCTAATGCTTAGATTCTATTTAACTTTAACAATTTCTTTGAACTTTAGCAGATAGTATAATTCAGACAAGTATTTTCACACCTCCACAATACTATATTTGGGGTCTCTAAAATCAATCATAGCATTAACTAATTGTTCTTTCAACCTTTCTTTATCTTTATTAATCACGTAACCCATAAAACATTTATTCTCATACATCAAACCAACATTCCATTCTTCCCATTCACTTTTTCTCAATGAATTTGTTGTGCTTCTTAAAGCTCCTTCTAGATAAGCGTCTAAAGTATCATCATTGAGAAGGGAAAAATCAACATCGTTGATTAATCCCAAATGAGCATATATCGCATACATAATTCCAACTTTAATAGGTGTTTTAAATTGATACACATCTTTCTCAATCATCCTATCACCTTCTTTCTTCTCCAATTGTTAATCTTTTTAACCTTTTGAACTTCGTATGTTTCTTTTCTTGCAATGCAACTTGTCTTTAATTTATATCTCCCTTTACCACTTCTCATTCTAAATCCTAGTCTCATTCCTCCCCCTCCTTTCCTTCATCACTAACCATAGAAGAACAACTTTTACATACATCTATTTTCTTTCCGTTCATTGTAACAGTCTTTTCGATAATTCTATCACCGCATAATTGACACCACATTTTTA